CGTCCTAGTCCTGCCGCGAATCCTGGGACATATCCCATGTCATAGAATTCGCTATCGACGTTTCCCCCGTCACTGTTACCTCCCTGCGCTTGCATAGCGATTTGACCTAACAGTGATGCCGCTTCTTCAGGAGACATTTCACTAACTTGTTGAGTTGGAGTGCCTTCAAACAATGCACCGTAGCGACCCATCTGCACTGGATTTGCTTCAGCCAGTTGCTGTACTGCGTCAAATGCAGGATCAAAACTACGGTATCCAGTGATGCCACCCATTGTCTGGGTTTCTGGCAAACCTGCGAGAGGATCGTAACCAGGTCCAACAATACCAAGTGACTCTGCTGTTCGACCACGTTGTTGCATTAGGTTCTGCATACCAGGAGTTGGAGCCGCAACATCAACACCCATGTAAGGCATGTATCCTAACTGTTGAACTTGCTCTGCACGTTGGATGTTACGTTCTGCTGGTGCTCGGATAAACTCCGGTACTTCAACTGATGCGGATGTGCTGCCGCCTTTGCCGCCTGACATTTAAGTCTCCTTGCTCATGACAACAAACGATTCTTTCCAGTCTCGCTTGCTCAAAATTTTCGTCCAACCCTTGCGACCGGCAAGAGTCATGGTTTGACACCCGTTTATTCTACCAAATTCTAGCGCAGATTCCTCAAAGTCTATGATTTGATCCATGTCACCTGCTGCTAAAAACACGTGAATCACTTTCTTACGCGGATACGTGATGATTTCTGTGACCGCACAGCCTTTCTCACCTGACCACAATTGCATCCGTCCGGCCAGCACAGATTCGACAATGTCCTCAAAGATGTGAGTGCCACCTGAGTATTCCAGTGCGTCCTCGATCCAGTCTCTGCACCGCATCAACTCACTGAGAGCACTCATCGTCTGCTGCCCTGCTTGATGTCCATGCGGAGTGTTCCGAACTTGAATCCATCGTCTCTGATCGCATCCAGTCGCATCTTGAGTTGCCTGGCGTTGATCCGTGTGTCGATGTACCCGTCTGATTCATCGAATGAATATTGGTCTGTCGATTCGGTATCCTGTGGGGTGTTCTTTGTCGTAATCGTCGCACGAACCGATGGTATCTCCGCATATTCATCCGCGATTATCCTGTTAATCACCGCAAACCGATCACCCTGACCGACTTCAATTGGGCCAGTCTCAGCAAATACATCACCGACTCGTGTCGCACCGTTGTCAGTAAATCCTGTCTCGTGCTCGTACACGTACCCATCTGTACCCACGGCAATCGGCTCACCTAATGCACCTTGGTCAGCCCATGCAGTCCGATCCAGTGTGCCAACCATCCAGTGGTTTTCGCGGTAATCCCATGCGATGTATTTGTCGTTCTCACTTGAGCTTGATGATGGGTAGAACCACCACATCTCACCAAACTCTGAATTGTGACCACCGTAGACTTTAGCCTGTTGGACTCGGTTTAAGTTGTCTGTGACATCCAATACAGATTCACACTGCAATGGTGAGACCGATCCGTTGTACTGCCAGAAACCTGACTCGCTTAACCAGACAGCCGTGTTACCAGATACAGCAACAGCGCGTGGACCAATGATCCCTGCGCCTGATGCGATCCGTTCAATACCGTAGACAAATGGTGGGCCGAGGTATCTCATCAAGTGAACATCGTTGTCTGTCCAGATCAGGATGTCGTTACCAACCCGTCGAGCACATGCGATCTGACCGTTGGTTTCAAGTTCCAAATCACCGGCTGTATTGGTAGCTGCAGGAGTCCATACCGTATTGTCCTCTTGATCAGACCACTGGACCTTCCGCTTGTTACCACCAGCACCTAAACAAACCAGATACCGTTCGTTCGTGACTACGATCCCAACATTGTCCTCTGGTGCATTGGATACGACTGCAGCATCTGTCTCTACATCCAACTGCCATTCGTAGACCTTACCGTCTGTCGTGGCACATGCGACTAGATACTCACCCCAGTTGTCCATTGACCATGTGGTGGCATCGATAATCTCATCTGATGGGCGTGATACACCGTAGGCTCCGTCACCGTATGATGCTGTACCCCATCCAAGACCAGGTTGTGAGTCAGCCTTACCAGAAGTGTAGCCAGTGGGTGTGATGTCGTAGAACTGACCACCCTGTGATGCGTAGAGCTTCGTGTGAGTCCCTACAGCGATGTATCGAGCCGCGTCATTGGCTCTCCATGCAAGTAGACCACGGGCCTTACCATCGAGTTGTGTGTCGTCGAACCGTAACCATCCGCCGATGGGTTCTAACAGACCTTCACGCCACCGGACTAGATTCGTGTCAAACCACCGGCCTTTAGCCTCATACTCAGTGCCGTTCCGAAAAACACCTGGTGGTATCTGTAATGGCACTAAAGGCATTTATCGAATCTCCGTTAAGATGATCGTCGCTGATGGTGCGGCTGGTGCAAATGCTGTAGCTGCTGAACCGTCAATCTCCAATCCAGTATCCGTCACTGCGTACATTGCTTCAAGGTAATCGCCTTCATCAAATTCAAATACACCGGACCGGCTAACGACTTGGCTGTCTCCTGAATTTTTGACGCTGTGAACAATTGTTGAAAACGGCACATCGGTTCCGTTGATCCGAGGCCACAGATACACCGTCTTGCTGTTTGAGTTTCCAGACTGCAACTCCGCACTGAAGTCGATCTGGTATGTCCCTGCATGGTCTATCACGATCCGACTCGTATTTGGGCTATCTGCAATGGTGATCTTGCTGTTGGCTAGTGCAGTGTTCTCCCATGTGATCCCGTATGCAGTATTTGTAGACGCGGCAGTAAATGTAGCTGTCGTGTAGAACGCAGCGTTGCAGTTTTCACCATAGGCTAGCGGTTCAAACACGTTATCCAGTGAGACCACAACATGCTCTGTCGTGGAGTCCCATAGGATGATCCCGTCTTCTGAGGCGCGGTCAGTCGCAGTCAGAAACTGGAGCTTAGACCGTATCAGGTTCAGGTATGTGTTTAGCCGTAACGCCCAATCACGCCATACCGTTCCAGTCGGCTGTGGAGGTACTGCCCTGGTCACTGTGAGTCCTTACGGCTTTACAGGCCAATCAGCATCTTCAAGATACGGAAAATTTTCGTGATCTGTGATGTCGCGCAGTGCTTGACGGTAGGTTGTCATCTCAGCACTCATGGTGGTATCTGATAAACCAGTCCAGTCCGTATCGGCAAGGAGTTGATCTCGCTTACCGCGTACTGCCACACCTTCATTAGCGACACGCTCTGCGATCTCTTCTGCGCTTGCATCCGTGACATTCCACACCTGGGTCCACACACCGCCGGTCAGGACAGGAGTCCCTTCAGCAATGTTCTTTGTGTGGTCATATGCAGGACGGTCTACCTTGGCAACACGGAACATGCCAAAGTCTTCTAGCAATTCATCGCTAGGCTTCTTTGGGAATGAAGTGTTGGGGTTGTCTCTCCGAAGATTGCCGATTGTGTATGGATAGTTCTCGACATTTCCGTTGCTTACTAAAACGTGCATTGTTACTTCTCCTTGATTGCTTGTGCCAACTCTCGTATTGCGTTGGCGATCTCAAGTCTTGATTCTACCTCAGTGAACGGAACTTTAATCTGCTCAAACTTCCATTCGTCATTTGCCGGATGGTAATACTGTACCCAGCCAATACCCATGCCACCTTCAGGATAGTCAGGAATGTCACCAGCATTGATCGTGTGACCATTCTCATGTGAATCCATCTGGTACTGGATCATTGTAACTTTAATCCAACCTTCTTGGTTAGGTGCTTCGCCAAATACAACAGCCATTATTTATTCCCTTCTTGTTTCATAATTAAACCAAATGCGTGGTCAGCGATTTCTTTCGGTAGTTCGCCCCAACACGCCGCTTCTGTTGCCGCATGATACGGTGGTTGCTTAATGTTGTATGCAGTCATCGCAGAACCGTAAGCCAGTGGTGCATTGCCCATCTGCAAAGCCACAATGGCAGACAAAAATGCCCTGACCACTTCATCATTTCGTCCTAACTTATGTAGGCACTGTGCAATACTAATCCAAGCGTGTGAGCGACGATACCGTAATACTTCACGTTCATCCCCCTCAATCACATTGAGGTACTGCTTGTATGCCTCCATTGCTTCGCCGAAGTTGCCTTTCTGGTGACACTCACCGGCAAGCTGTAACCACGCATCTGCATCAGTCGGGTTTTCAGCGAGTAGTTCTCGCAAGGCAGGCGAGTAGTCTCTCTGTTTCCCGTCTTGGTAGTGCTTGACCACAATGCTCGTATCACACCAGACCTGCTCAACGCCCTCTAGTGGACGGATCACCTCGTGAATCTGGCGATGCCATTCGTAGTCATGGCGGCTGTGGAGGCGTGTTCTGGGTGACTGTACAGATGGAACAGTACAGGCTTTGTCTGCCCACTCTGCAATGTAGAAGTAGCTTCCGACATTGCCTGACCATTCTGCTTTCAGTTTGTCCTGCCATCCAGTATCTAGGCGTTCATCCATGTCCACACTGACACAGACATCCACATCATCTGGGACTAAGGCCAATGCTTCATTCCGTGCAGTGTCAAAACGCCACGGATCAATGATCTTCTGTACAACGTGTGCGCCGTGTTCCTTCAGGAGTTCTACAGTGTTGTCTGTAGAGCCTGTGTCGAGAACGTAGACAGGACAACCCTCTGCGGATTGCATGAAGCCTTCGACGTTGTGTGCTTCATTCTTTGCGATTGTGTAGATTGCTGGGTTCATAA